GGCATGCTTGCGGCAGAGTTCACGGGCGGGTACCCCAGCTTCGGCTTCGCGGAGAATACTGATGATCTGTTCGTCGGAAAAACGCTTCTTCATGGGGATGTCCTCATGTGGCTTATGAAGACATTACTAACATCGGGGTGTACTAATCAACGGGGAGCAGGTCACTCGGATGCTTAGCTCTTTTCATCTTGCCTGACCCCTTTTTCAAGGGGCCAAGCATCAGCTCCACGTTTTTTTCTGAACTACTCTGTAAATCACAATCATGCGTTATAACTATAACTTTATGGTTCGTTTCATCAGGCTTCAGAAGTCCAAGTGAAACGGCATCATCATGTTTAAGAACATGCCCCTGACGCCATGATGTTCCTCGTACCAACATAACTGTGATTTATTCCTCTACTGTTCCAGGAATTGAAATAGATGACTTCCAATCATCTGTCGGTTTCGCCTTACTTGCTAAGTAATTGGCCGATTCGGCAGCTGCATTCATCGCTTTAGCTTCATCAATCAATACCTGAACTGGCTTGTTCCAAGACTCACCTTCTTTCACTAATCCCATCAATGACTTACCATTGAATGCTTTCATTTTCACCAATAACTTCGCATCATTGAGTCCAGCTTTGGAAAAAGCATCAGCAACGTTACTGAGGTTAGTAATAAATTGTACTTTTGAAGCATCATCAGGCTGGTTCTCCCCTGACAACCATTTATAGAGAGCCTGCCGAGTTATCCCCAAATCCTTAGCCAGTTCTGACATTGATGGAGACAGCACTTCGCGAATATTAGCCAAATGCTGGGCAACATTCCTAACATCAACCTCAGGAGAAATTGCAGGCGTGTACGTTGGCTCTATGGAATCAAATGCAAACTGAACCCTTGGCTGAACATACTGACGCCATTGTTTATAAGCATTTACAGGATATGAAGCCCCCGTACCAACTAATAGTAAAGATGCGGCGACAGCAACAACACCTGATACACACGAGCTTAACTGCGAATCAGGCGTATACCGTTCCACAGTGCCTATGCTTCCAGTAGGAATTGCATACATTTTAGTCACCTCCGCTGTTTCAGTGCCATTTAGCACGGGCAAACTCTGAAACCATGCCTTCAAATGCTTCTTTAACTTTACTATGCAACGAAAGAATCTGTTTTTCAATTAACTGCAAATCAGTTGACATATTGCCTTCAACATAATGATCTGTATCAATTATTGCGTGCATACGATGCTCTGTGTTACTAAATCTCGGCAGCGGCAGTAAACCATTAGGAATCATATCTGGCGGAAAACCTAGCTGACCATTCATCTTATGTATGCGTGAAACCATAAATCCATTAGAGATCAATGGCTCAACAGATGTCTGATATACAGACTCTTGAATGGACTGTAGTGGCGTCCATCCGAAATCAACACCATGAAGTTCCTTTACAAGATACTGCTCAATTGTTTCACTTTTCTCGGGAAAAACAGCATCCAAATACCGAAGCCCTATCCGGCTTACCAACGATGGCTTAGCAAATTCAAGAACTTTGCTCAGGCCAAGTATTAGTGACGAGATGAAAGGTACATGGTTATCATAATCTGTTGTATGGAACGTAATGAAATCGTTGCCTAACACAAAACCCGCCCTTCTGTCTGCATCAATCATCAACCAACTTGTCACAGGCTCAAATGAATGCACCGGTGGCTCATTGGGGTTTCTTATTTCAAATTTCAGTTGAGTTGTATTGGAAACTTCAAATAAAGGAAATCCTTCAACTCTTAGCGCATCTTGTATGTCTGGAACATACTTACTCATTGCAGCTACTGGAGTAAACTTTACTTGCACCAATGCGTAGTAAACGGGCGCATTGGACATACGTTCGCTGTTAGTACTCATGCCGCCCTCCTTGAAGTTGTTTCATCTCATATCTCTCTATCTCACTAACTGTAGTTTACACATAGGTTGACACTTTCTCCATCATTAAGTTCACTATGACATCAATAGCCAAAACTCAGACATAATCACTCCGGCGCGCGCTCGTATCTCCGTCACGCCAGCCCGCTTTGTGTAGTGGTTTTCATGCATTTTCATGAGATGAGCAAGAGCCCGACAGAACTGGCGGGCCGGATATCTCTCATTTACAGTCCAGAATCCTTCGGTATCTTTAATGCAGAGAATTTGCAGTGAGTTGCTCATTTGGCCTCCTCATGCAGCTGCGCTGCGATGCACGAAAAAAAACTCCCTCGTATGGCTGTTAAGAGCTGGCGCAAACACCGCGTTAAGAACGGCAGCATCACAGCCGTCATCGATATAGCGCGCAATCTTTTTCTTCAGGCGCGCTTTGGCCTCCTGCAGCTGCATACCCCGGCAGGCGCGCGGGATATATTCCGCAATCTGTGAAATAGCCTTTTCGTTCTGTTTAAACATGCTTCACCCCGATAGGCTTGATGGTGTCGAGCAGCAGCCGGAGGCGCGTATTTTCTGCAAAGTGACGGCGCCCGGTTTCTTTGTGGTAAAACTCGTTTTTGCCGACGACCCACATCCGCTCTGTCTGGTGCAGTTTTTTTTACCTGCGGACTGTCTTTAGTGATCACGGTGCCGGTATGGGTTTTGATAATTGTCATACGGCCTCCCCAAGCACCCAACGGAGTGCGCTCGCATACTCACCCTCGGCAGATTCCAGGGCTTTTGTGATTTCTTTGCGGGTTTTCAGGCGAGGCTTTGCCACACCGAGGATCTGACGCTGACGCCGGGCTTTTTCATGGCCGGTTGTGCCAGCAGTAGCCGTTTTGATTTCAGTGACCTTCTCTCGCTGCTCTTCTGGTTTAAGCGATGCCAGCTGACGCGCCTGGGTAACGGTGACTGTGCCAGCCTCTACCGCTTCCCTGACGGCCTGAGTGGCATCGAGAAGGGAGAGCGTTGCTCGAACGGTCTGAACGCTGCAGCCAAACAACACTGCAATGTCGTCCTCATCGAGCCCGCGGTCGAGCGCGTCTGACATTTTTTTAGCCCGTCCAAGCGGCGTATCGGGTCGGCGAATTTCGTTTTCGCTGACCATGTATTTAGCCATCTGATTTGCCGAACCGCGCTTAACGACTCCGGGAACAAGCAGTGGGTCTTTGCCTTCTTTCAGACGGAGTTTATTTGCCTCAAGGGTATGTTTAACGCGCTGACGGCCAACAACTACGCAGGAGAGCCCCGTTTCAGGGTCTTTCCAGACGATGATTGGCTCCAGTACACCCAGCTCCGCAATGTTCAGTACCATCCCTTCCTCGATCGGCAGGTGTACTCGCTCATCGTAAAGTGGGTGGGTCTTATCGGTGACCAGGTGCAGGTTTTCAGGCTCGAAATTGAGCACGTTTGTTTTGCCGCTGGCACCGTATACATCGATTGAATTCTTAGCCATGAATAGCCTCCTGAACATCTAAAACTCGCTGAAAAACAGGACTGCCAAGCAGGCTGTAATTCATCCCAACAGCAACTTTCGGCACCAGGCCAAAACGCTTCATGTCAAAGTCGATGACGGCCCGCTGATCGCGGAACAGCCCCAAACGACCATGCCGGACAACCTCACCAGTCGCTTCTGCTTCGGAAAAATACCGTTGGACAGTAGCGCGGCTCAGCCCCAGTTTTTTCATTGCCTCGGCGGTCTTGAGTCGCCCCTGATGTCTGGTGATACGAATCACTGCGCGGACATACTCCCGGCGCTCAACAGCAGAAAATGCTCTAGCCATGTTTTCCTCACTTAACGACGCGCAGATGGCGGACGTTTTTGCGATAACTATCCCAGTCGAAGTTCACCCACATGCCGCAGTCCATCTGGAGACGGTCGAGAATGCGCGCGCCGAGAGTGTCCGTCAGAGATTCGTAGTTCAGGTTCGTCAGGATGCCGACCGGACGCATCGACGACAGGCGGCGATCGATAACCTGGTTCAGAATGACCTTTTCGCCGCTGCTGCCGCGCTGAATGCCTACTTCGTCCAGGATGAGCAGATCTACCTGGCAAAGGTCGTCCAGAAGCGAAGCCTCTGACTGCCCGTCGTCGTAGCACTCGCGAACACGTAGCATCAGGTCAGGAATAGTCACCACCAGCACAGAGCGACCACCAGCCAGCAGGTGATTTCCGATTGCGGCCGCCAGATGGTTTTTCCCGGTTCCCGGCGCTCCGCTGAATACGAAACTGGCGAACCCTGAACCGAAGTTCTGTGCGTAACTTTTCGCCATCGTGAGCGCCCGGCGCTGACCATCTCCTGCCACCTGGTAATTTGCGAACGTGCAGCTCCGATGCAGATCTTGAATTCCCGCTCGTCCGAATATTTTTTCAGCACGGGTACGCTGGTTTTGTTTTTCCAGTTCTTCGCAGCGTTTGCGCCCTTCCTCGGCCTGCCAGGTTCTCCACTCCTCTACACTGCCAAACTTAGGCTCTACACCCGGAGGGATGAGTTTTTTCAGCCGCTCCAGCGCACTACCAGTACCAATCATATTTTTCATCACTACCCCCTGAACCCACTCGGAATTAATTTATCTGGCTGGGATATTGAGTTCGGATCCCGTTTACCGGTTGGTACTTCGAAGCTCCACAACTCCTCGTAGTGCTTTGAGGGACCGAAAAACGTGGACGCTTGTTTCACGTACTCAGTGTTGAGTTTTCCGGCAGCAGTGATGTAATCCGCATATCGTCGAACACCATCGGTAAGCTCCTGCGCTGTTGCGCCTGATTTAATTCGAGCAGTCCAGGCTTTGAACGCATCGACCTTGCTATTGCCTCCTGCGCGCTTTGGGTATTCCCTCCAGGCCAGTTCAAATTCCTCCGGGTAACTGCTTTTCGGCTTTTCAGATGGAGCTTCATCGGAGGATCCACCATCTGGGGGGGTGGCGGAGCCATGCCCCGAAAGATCTTTATCTTGTTCTTGTTCCTGATCCTGTTCCTGATCTTGGCTTCGAAGCCCCTTCGAAGCCCCTTCTGGCGTTGGGCACGATTCGCGTTTGACATTAAGATGAAAATCATCCTTATAACGCTCGTAAAATAATGAAAGAAAAGGGTTTTCTGTAAGTGATGCATACTCACTCCTGACCCCCGCACAACGGTTATCACCTGGCTTTAATGCCTTGCCTACCTGGTAGGCGGCCATTTCATGCACCCAGACCATCTCTGTGTCCTCGTCATAGCTACAAAACCCCGCTTCGATGGTGCTTTTAAGCCCCTTCGAAGCCCCTTCTAAGCCCAGCCCTGTTTCATGGGCGATATAGAGAATTGGCAGGTAATACAAACCGAGCATGTTTGCGTGTGGCGAGGTCATGAGATAAAACGAGACCACCTGCGCTTCAGCGCCTTTTTTCCGCAGTTCCCGACCTGTTTTCCCCAGCCAGAATTGCGGTGCGACTGTTGCATAGTCACGCATAGATACCCCTGAACTTATGACGTTGGTTTATCGGTCTTTTCTGCGTGTTGAAAGACAATATCAACACACTGAAAGACACATTTTTGACAGATGGATACGCCGGGGCCGGCAATGAGAACGCCTGCAACCTCAATATTGCTCGCTCCGCAAAAGGAGCATTTATGGGTCGCTTGGGCGTTTACCTCAGTCTTTGTTCCTGACATACTTACCTCGCAATTACCTCTTCGTTTTTGCACCTGAAAGCCGTTGGTGTTACAGCACCGCGGCTTTCGCCTTTTTGATACCCGACATTACAAAACCCCCAGCATTGAAGTGACGATGGCCATCAGTGGCGCCGTTAGTTCTGGGTCAACCCGGAACATCTCGACTATTCCCTCGCTCAGTTCTTTCAGCTTCTGATGGCGTGGTGCCCCCATAGCAACGGCAACCTTCGCTTCGCTGGTTTCTTTCTCCAGACGAGCCAGTCGGGACATAAAACTCTCTTCGGGCAATAGGCGGTGGCGGTATTCCAGCGGAAGAACGGCCATGATCGCCGGCGTAAGAAGGCGAACATACTCGCGATAGCGCTCAGACTCGGCCGGGTTGTCCAGGTAGCGAAAAAGCTTCTGTCGGGCACGGCTGATGTCATCAGGAAACGCAATCTCCTCGCCGCCCTGCTGTCGCCATTCCTCGACGATGTACGCAGACACAACATCCTGACCTTCAGCCGCTGCCCAGGCGCGAACGGCGGAGCGAATGTTGTCGTGCTCTGCCACTATCGGCTGATATCGCTTTATCAGGGCGCCAGTATTGAATCCGGTATTTTGTTGAAAGGAATGTGTTTGCATGGTCATTCCGCCAGATTTTGTGAAGACAAACCGTCGTTTGGATTTGGGTAAAGGTCTGGGCGAAGTTCATGCGGAGTAACGCCGGTTACCCGGAAGATTTGGAAAACCCGAGACTGAGGAACGGCTCCCCCATGGCGATGCCTCCAATGGCTAATCGTCATAGATGAGACGTCCAGTTTTTCTGCTAGCTTCGTTGCGTCACCAGCGATCTGTATGGCTTTTTCTAATGCGTTCATAAACCACTCCGTTAAAGTTACAGAGAGAATTAAACATTATGTTTATTTCTATGTCAACTTTATGAATGTTGAGATGGTAAACATTTAGTTTAAAATCGTGATATATGAGAAAAAATACGCATCAAGCAGATAACCCTCAGGTTCTGCGGCTTAACGAAATCATTGATCAGAAACGCATATCTAAAGCGGATATAGCGAGGATCTGTGGTGTGAGCTCACAGTCGGTTAACAACTGGTTTGTCAGAGGAGCGATCGGAAAAAGCTCTGCAATAAAACTTGCAGATGCGCTAGGGGTAAGTCTTGAGTGGGTTTTAGGGCAGGACGTTGATTCGAAAGACGGCTTAAGACCAGACGAACGGAGACTCCTGGAGCTCTATAACCAGTTACCGAACGAAGAAGAGCAGCAAAACATATTGCGGATCATATCCCTGCGGTTGAAAGAGCTCGACGAACTATACGCGAAGTACATGGGACGGCGAATTAAGGGTGATATGGAGTAACACGACGCTGAAGTGCCGGAAACATGGGTAGTCAGCAGTCAACCGTTAAGATGATGGTGTTGCATTACTTAACCCTGCTTGGTCGGCAGAACCTTGCTTAAAGATAGTAAAGAGAACATAATTTAACCTATCAGTTCTCTTTGGGGGTTCATCATGCTCAGGAAATTATTGAAACAAGCTACATCAAACGTCCCTAAGGAGGTCGAGGATGACCTTGTTAAAATTTTCGATGAAATAGATGAAAAGCAACAGAAAATTGCTGAAAAAAAAGAACGAGCTCAAGAGGAATGGCACAATGGCGCAAGAGCAACAAAGCACCGATTCACTTTATGATTTTCTTTATGTTGACAATCAGCGCGCATCTTCGCTTCTCGCTCAAATGCATGGGCCAGGCGTCGTAACTTCCATTAAGCATGTCACTGCAGAAATTGATAAGTCTATGTCCGATGCAGGGTTTGACTTAAAAATTGTGAAGTCCAAAATTGGTGTTGAAGAAACTATCAATCAGACACAAGAAAAAAGTTTTGATGCCTCCTGGACGCTGCCAATAAATCTGCTCGATAAGCTTGATGAGAACAATTTGATAAGAACCGAGCTCAATGGAGAGCGGCTGGGGAGCACTGTTCTATGCAAAGGGAGGATGCGAATTTTTGATATCTCAGTTTTCCAAAAAAGCGTTCCATTTATAGCAAAGATGATGGAAATTGGACAGCCAAAACTCCCGCCTAAGGCAAAAAAATCAAACTTTAATGTTGAAGAGCAACTGATTGCCCCTGGAGTGACATTTGGCATGATGAAAGAAGTATTAAACATCGTCCCAAACACATTACAAGTTGATTTCATAAACGAATCAGCTCAAACCATATGGATGACTATAAATCGAGATTACCTTACAATTAATCCAGATGATATGGTACTGAAGTATGGTTCAAGCCTCCCAGGTGAGTGGTATGTAATTGGTTTCATTGATGCTCTTCCAGAAACCGAAGAAGACATGACGGATACTTTTAATTTCGAGCCTAACTCAATGAAAGACGGTATCACCGGTATGCTGTCTGGAATAAGGGATTTAGCTGGGCGAAGCAGTAATTCATACGGAATGACACCTCTGGTTATTTTCAGAAAAATTCAGTGATTTTACCCGGCTGCCGCGCCGGGTTTTTGTTGCCCTTGCGAACTCTGCCACATCTCGAAGTAACCCCTTGTAAATAACATTACCAACGGCTTTACGCTTGGCTTCCAAGCTATCAACGATCGCTTCCCGGCTTATCACTATCCCGTTAGATATCAGGCTTAAAGCAACGCCACCCACTTCGCCGGCAATTAAAGCCACGAGACCTTCCTCCAATTCCTTTCGTTCCACACCACCTCAAAAAGATATTTTATCAACAAAAAATTGCATTAGAAACATACGGTCTTCGCCCATAGACGACCACAAGTAAACTTTTTGTTTATCACTTAAAACTCATTTTGTTGACAAAATAATAAACATTGTGTTTAATTACTCAGGCACAATAAACCACCCAGGCAGGACGCCCACGAAGTAGCTGCCGGCGGCATACGAAACACCGGATGAGGTGGAGAGATCAACGCGCAGTAGGTTTAAACGTTCCGCTGGCCGGCGACAAGGCAATGAGGGTGAGATGAGTAAGGTAAAGGTGGCGCCTATTGAACTCGAAATAGACGCCACGGAAGTAATCAATCAGGTCGAGGAACTACTGGGGTTACTTGAGCTTCCAGCCCGTTCCCTTGAAGGCATCCCTGAGGATGTCGTCAACCTGCTTTTTGACAACATCCGTCCCTTGCTTAACAACATCGTCCTTAGTGATTTCTCGACCACAGTTGGCACAACTGACGCCAACAAAATTTGTATCAAAGTCGAAGTCATCGGGACGCTTGAGCATCTCGCTTCCGCAATCAGGGCAAACAACTTTCATAGTTGTCAGTTTTGACATTTTTTATTTCCTTGCTGGCTGTGTGAGAACTACCAGCATACCACCGAGCCTGAAGTGGTTAAAAGACAGGCAAACATGAGGAGTTGGAATGAGCAAGCAAGGCATCAGAGCCCTGATCATTTCAGCAGTTATTGGGCTCTTCATCTGGATCGCGCTCTTCAGCGCACTGAGGGGATTGTTTCTATGAATGATTTCGCACGCAAACCCGCTCGTCAGCAGGCTGTTCGTTTAAATCCGCTGTCGGCTTTCATCCGCCGGGTGTGCTACATGCTCGCGCAAAAAGGAGGCCCTTCATGAGCACGATGTTTGCCCTGGTTCTCACCGTCAGCATGCTGACGGGCGGTAATCAGGATGTCCTGCTCGGCGTTTACGACACTGAGAATGACTGCAAGGCAGCTGCAGAAGAGCAACACGTGAAAGCTGAATGTTATCCACTGAAAGGTTTACTGGACGAGCATCCGGCCGGGTTCACGGTGCAAATGTAGGGGGAAGAATGCAGAAGAAATGCGGTTACTGCAGTAAAGCAATCGAGGGAAAGCCAGTGGTAAGCACCCTGTTGTACCTCCAGGGGAACCAGCTAGCACGGAAAGAAAAAGAGTATTGCTCTGAACGTTGCGCCTCTCACGACCAGATGGCTCACGAGGGCTAACGTAAACCCGCCGAAGCGGGCTGTACGTCCGGTGCCACCGACCAAAGTTTCACCGGAAATTACCAAAACCAATGACCACCCTGAATGGGCGCTACCAATGGCCCGGGGGATTCTACATCCAAAATAGAGGCTATCACATGGAATATTTTTATCTGATAAAAGCGACTCAAAAATCGGGTAAAGCTGATGCCGTAATCTGGCGCACTAATAAATCAGAAGCCCGCGCTCTACTGCAGCTCGACGTCGATCTGGAAGACGCTGGGATCGAAACAGGCCGCGGCAAAGACTATCAAAAACCTATTCGCACCGATTTCCCGGTATTCAACGACCTGCCGGCGGAAGGTGTTCTCGATTACTCATGGTGCGAACGCTACCAGCTCGGCGACGATGGTCGCACCTGGGCTCTGAAGCCAGGTCAGGTGCCTGCGGATCATCACATCGATGATGCAGGAGTAACCTCTGAGACCGTGGAAACTTTCGGTAGTGATGAATACCAGGACGATTCCAGCGCGCTTTTTAACGTGGCCGAACTCCCCTTTCGCGCGCAGCTGCTGGCGCAGTACATGGCCGAAGAACGTCACGTTTATCATATCAGCATGCCTCACCGGCAGGAGCTGTCAGCTCTTGAAATGGACACTGATAACGCAGCCGTCCAGGATCTGATTCTGGCCGCCGAGAATATCCCTGAAATCAAAAAATACGATATGCCGACGCTCTGGAAATTCGCCAGCGCCAATAAAAAAGTCTTCCCGGAAGGGAAACGGCATGAGCTCGGCAAACGTATTCAGTTTGCAAAGCTGTGGTTCGCCACGAACGCGATCGACCGCGGCATTCTCACCAGGGAATGGGCTGCCGGTAACTGCATTTCTTCGGTTTTGAAAACTGATGCAGGAACTAATGCTGGCGGCGGTAATAAAACCGATCGCAACCCTGACTACACCCATACCCTTGATACGCTCGATGTAGAAATAGCCCTGGCCACAATGCCAATGGATTTCGATATCTACAATTTCCCGGCATCAATTCACCGCCGGGCCAAAGAGATCGTTCAGAAGAAAGAAAGTCCGTTCAAGGAATGGTCGGCAGCGCTGCGCAAGGTTGCAGGCATCCTGGATTATTCCCGCGCCGCGATTTTTGCCCTTATTCGTGGCGCCACCAGCGACATTCATCATTTCCCGGTAAGTCTGCAGACCTATATCAATGCGAACCTGACCGAGCATAAGCATGACGCCCCTTCTGCTGAGACTCTTGAAAAAGCTGGTCATGTTTCATCTGCCGCCGTCACTCTGGACGCTGTGAAAAAGGCTATCGATGGAGATGAAGGTGTGCCTGACCTGGAAACTCTCCCAACTGACTTTCAGGTAATTGGCACCGAACTGGTGAAAGAAGCTCAAAAGAAACGCCCTGACGCTAATCAGGTTCTGGCCGCCGAACGTGGCGAATATGTCGAAGGCATCAGTGACCCCACGGATCCGAAGTGGATAACCGAAGACCTGACCAAACCCAAACAGCCTGAAGTTTCAAACATGGGCAATGGTGTTTTTTCGATTGATGGTCTGATGGATAGCCAGCCATCACCAGCACCAGCACCAGCACCAGCACCAGCACTTTCTATCGTGGACCAGGCGCGCCAGCGCGCTGCAGAGGAAAAATTACATCCAGCTAATTCCGGGGAAACCACCAGCGATGTGCAGATGGAAACGGCTCAGCCGGTCGAAGACGAAAATGATAATGCGGTATCAGCAGGCGAAGGCGCTGATGAGCCTCCTGCGCAAACAATTGCCGTGAACATGAGCAAAATACTGGCTGAACGCTGCCCGGATCTTACCGCCGAAGTGCTGAAAAGCCAGGTTTCCGAGAGTGCTCATAGCGATGAAGAGAAAGAGGCTGAACAAGCAGCACCAGCATGGCCGGAGTATTTCGAGCCTGGTCGATATGAAGGCGTGCCAAATGAGGTCTACCACGCCGCTAACGGCATCAGCTCCACGATGGTTAAAGATGCCCGGGTATCGCTGATGTATTTCGAGGCGCGCCACGTATCCAAAACCATCCAGAAGGTGCGCTCTCCTGTTTTGGATATGGGCAATCTGGTGCATGCACTGGCGCTGCAGCCTGATCAGCTGGAAAAAGAATTCAGTATCGAGCCGGAAATCCCGGAAGGTGCCTTCACCACGACGGCGACGATCCGCGCATTTATCGACGAATACAACAACGGGCTTCCGGTTTTGCTCAGCGCAGAGGACATCAAGAGATTCCTGGAGGAATACAACGCGAACCTGCCCGCCCAGGTTCCCTTGGGTACATCAGTTGAAGAAACCGGCCAGGGTTATATGTCTTTACCTGCTGAGTTCCAGCGCATTGAAGACGGTCAGAAGCAAACCGCCACCGCAATGAAGGCCTGCATCAAGGAATACAACGCCACCCTGCCCGCCCAGGTGAAAACCAGCGGTGGCCGCGATGCCTTACTGGAACAGCTGGCGATTATTAATCCTGACATGGTTGCTCAGGAAGCACAGAAGGCGCAGCCCCTGAAAGTCTCTGGCACAAAGGCCGATCTGATTCAGGCCGTGAAATCGGTAAAACCGGATGCCGTGTTTGCCGATGAGCTGCTGGATGCATGGCGCGAGAACCCTGAAGGAAAAGTGCTGGTTACCCGCCAGCAGCTGGCTACGGCACTGGCCATTCAGAAAGCACTGTTGAATCACCCTACCGCCGGCAAGTTGTTGACACACCCGAGCCGTGCCGTCGAGGTGAGTTATTTCGGCATTGATGAGGAAACCGGGCTGGAAGTTCGTGTGCGTCCTGACCTTGAGATAGACATGGGCGGCCTGCGCATCGGTGCGGACCTGAAAACCATCAGCATGTGGAACATCAAGCTGGAAGGCCTGCGCGCCAAATTGCACCGGGAAATCATCGAGCGCGATTACCACCTGAGCGCGGCTATGTACTGCGAAACCGCAGCCCTTGACCAGTTCTTCTGGATATTCGTCAACAAAGACGAGAACTACCACTGGATCGCCATCATCGAGGCATCCGAAGAACTGCTGGAACTCGGCATGCTGGAATATCGCAAAGCAATGCGTGCCATCGCGAACGGTTTCGACACTGGCGAATGGCCGGCGCCGATTACCGAAGACTACACCGAAGAACTTAACGATTTTGATATGCGCCGTCTCGAAGCGCTGCGCGTACAGGCATAAGGGGGAACAGTCATGGAAAACACTAACATTGTTACAGCCGAACAGCAGGCACCAAACACCATTTCAGCTAGCAACGCGATCTTTAACGTTCAGGCTCTCGGTCAGTTAACTGCTTTCGCAAACCTTATGGCTGATTCACAAGTGACAGTGCCAGCTCACCTTGCAGGTAAGCCAGCCGATTGCATGGCCATCGTTATGCAGGCTATGCAGTGGGGCATGAATCCCTATGCAGTCGCGCAAAAAACGCATCTGGTAAACGGCGTGCTCGGATATGAAGCCCAGCTCGTCAACGCGGTAATCGCCAGTTCCAGCGCTATTAACGGTCGGTTTCATTATCGCTACGGCGGCGACTGGGAACGTTGCACAAGGACGCAGGAAATTACCAGGGAAAAACACGGTAAAAATGGGAAATACAGCGTTACAGAACGGGTGCGCGGCTGGACTGATGAAGACGAAATCGGGTTATTCGTCCAGGTCGGCGCGATTCTGCGCGGTGAATCAGAAATCACCTGGGGGGAGCCACTTTATCTCTCTGGAGTCGTCACACGTAATTCTCCTTTGTGGGTTTCTAACCCGAAACAGCAGATCGCTTATCTGGGCGTCAAATATTGGGCACGGCTGTATTGCCCGGAAGTCATCCTGGGTGTTTACAGCCCGGATGAAGTTGAACAAAGGACCGAGCGAGAAATAAACCCGGCGCCGGCGCAAAGAATGTCTGTCGCAGAGATCACCAGCGGAACAGACATCACCACCAGCGCGCAGGATTCAGCTCTCAATATTGATTCCCTGGCAGATGATTTCCGTGACCGCATTGAGCGCGCCGAATCGGTCGATGCAGCAAAAGCCATCAGGGCGGATCTGGATAAAGAGAAAGCTGTGTTGGGCACTGTTCTTTTCACCGAACTGAAAGGTAAAGCCGTGCAGCGTTATTTCATGGTAGACGCCCGAAACAAAGTTGAGGCCGCGATCAACTCTCTACCTAATCCCGGAGAACCGGAAGCCGTCGAACTGTTCGCTAAAGCTGAAGGCATTCTCAACGGCGCGAAACGCCACCTCGGTGATGAACTGTATGACCAGTTCCGCATCGCCCTGGACGACATGAAACCGGAATACGTGGGTTAACCAGATTGGGAGGGGAAACTCTCCCGATAAAGGAATGTATATGCGATTGATTAACCGAAGCAGACACTCCCCTCTGGGCCGCCAAGCGTGCGATGCGGCACTGGCAAAACACGTTGAGCTTTATGGAGCCTACGGGCGACAGAAAACAAAGAGAACTTATACGGTGGTGGTTCAAGGCTCAAAGATCACTGTAGAAGTTGTTAACAGAAAAAGTAGCTATGTGGCCACAGCCATGAGCTGCGCGCGCCGGCTACACCATCTGCCTGGACAATGTAACTAAGGGGTTTTTATGACTAATACATCTCATAAATCAGATGAAATTTTGATAACCGATGACGTTCTGTCCAGATACAAAATATCGCGCAGCACACTTTATTTCTGGAGCACCCCATCCCGGATGCCCTCTTACTTTGCTCAGCCATTCCCGCAGCCTAAAATAAATGGCAGCCCTAAAAGGTGGAGACTTTCAGACTTGTTGGCCTGGGAAGATAACGTGGGGATCAAACCAGAGGCTGACCAACCAGCTTCTCAAGGTGATCCTGCCAAACAGCAAGCCAGTGATGCTGATCATCCAGATAATCATGCAGGTTATAACGTGCCATGACACCTGCCATATGATGGCCAAGCAGTTTTTCCACAACATGTGGCGGCGCACCTAATTCAGAAAGGCGTGTCGCCACTGTTCGCCTGAGGTCATGGAGAGACCAGGGCTTCATGCCTGTTTTAGCTATAATCTGAGCAGAAAACAGAGCGACGTTTGGTTGTAGTGGCGGTCTGTCATCTTCTGGCCCTCTGTAGCGTGACAGTGTCACAACGTGTTTTGAAACTGACGTTTCCTTCTCTGCTAACATCATTCTTACTACTGCCTCGGGAAGTGCCCTTCTGACCGATTTCCCGGTTTTATAATCGCTTGCCGGAATGGTCCACGTTTGCTCATGAAAATCGAACCACTCCCATCTTGCCGTCCTGATCTCAGTACTCCGGCAGCCAGTCATGATGAGAAACTTCATTATCAGCTGTTGTCTGTACTTCAATTCAGGAAGGATATTCCAAACTGTTTTGATTTCCTCATCACTCAATCTGCGATCTTTGACGGATGCTGTGAGACCTACGTCAGAGCGCCTAAGGCTCTCAATTGGGTTCACATTAATTACCCCTCGATTGGAGCAAAAACGGAACGTACGCTGCATCAGCCCAAGCATCTGACCAGTGACAACTCTTCGCCCCATGCCATCAAAAAGGTTAAGCCAGTGCGCTTTAGTGGTCTGATCAACAATCATGTTCCCCAGCACAGGCGCTATATGGTTATTGAAGTCCCGTCGGTTAACCTTGATTTTCACAAGACCTTCGGGGATGCAGTAATACTTTTCCCAGTAATCGAAAGCCTCTTTAACGGTGAGCGCTTCGACTTTTTTCTGTTTCTCCAGAACTGTTTGCCGTCTCGGATCGAGTCCTTCTGTCAACCAGGCCCTGAACTGCTGTCTACGTTCGCGAGCTTGAGATAAGGAGGTGGTGGGATAATCGCCAATCGTTAGCTGAGCGGCTTTCCCGTTCCATCTGTAGCGGTAAAAGAATGTTATACTGCCGGAAGTAGACAACCGGACATTCAGACCATGGGCGTCCGATATGACCTCGATCTGGTCTCTCTTTTTGCCAAGAGCTTTTCTTAATTTTGTGTCGGTAAGCAA